CACTGCTGGCGGTTAAATATAAACCCAGGCCTGTATGGGAAATTTCAGCGTATATTCCATCATCACTCGCTTCAAAATCTAAATTGTCACTATTGAAATTATACCTAATAATTTTAAATTGTTGGCGAGGAGAATTAGTTTTATAAAAATCATTAAAAAAAGTAGGTACGTAAATATTATCATTAGTTATAGTGGAATCTTCTGAAAAGAAATTTTGGTTAAAATAATAACCATTATCTTTTTTTAGTTTTTCGTAAGTTTTGGTACTAACACTCAAACCTCCGATGCTCAAAAATTTTGTATTTTTAGATAAACTGCCGTCATCAGAAAATTCAAAATTAAAGGACATACTAAAATGACCACCTTCACATACAGGAATATCCCCTCCGCAACTAATGGTTAATTTTTCTTTATAGTGAGGTTTAACATAATTTCCATATTGATTAATACAAGTATTGTTTTTATTCTGTATACAGGTATGTTCTCCGTAATAAGCCATTATTTGATTCGTATCAATACAAGGAGGTCTTGTAGTACCAGCTGCGTGTACTAAATCTTGGCTATAATCCGAAAAAAGATTTTTAATATTCGGAGGCGTTACTATATTGAATTCATTTTCATAGGTATATAAAGTACATATACTAGAACCAGGTAATGAAACACTAGCTCCTGCTTGATTTTCTATTTTTATCACTTCTGGTATAGGGTCGCTCCAAGAGGGTTTTTTGTCAAAATAATTAGAAGGCAGGGGCGGTTTTTCTGGGCCTTTTTTTAACTTACTTACCCCGGGTTTAAAAATAATAAGTGCAATGCAAATAATAATTATAAACAGTATAAAGAAAATAAATACGTTAGGAGAAGTTATAGCCTCTTTAATCATTTTTAAATATTAAAAATGATTAATACATTATTATACCAAACATTTATTTTTGGTGTTTTAGATATTTCTTATACACCAAAGCAGATAAAAGATATCAAAATAAAAGATTTGATTTCCATTTTACAGTCATTAGAAGACTATAATTTAGGATACTATTGGTCATGGCGCTACTACAGAAATATAAAAACTTTATTTAATACCTGGGATTCTGCCATAGAAACCGATTATAATATAGTGTTAGACATTCTTGAAATGATTGAAGAAATTTTTAAGATTGTTAAAAAATTAGAAATTAATATAAGCAATATAGATAATATTGAGGATAATAAAGATAATATTGCTTTTATATTAATACTGAAATATATAGATGAAAAAATAAAATTTATAGAAAGATTTGCTGATATCAGTTGGGCTAAAAAGATAAGAGAAAAATGGAAAAATACATTTGAGAGATTATATTGTCATTATCGTCATATTTTCATTCTGTGTGATTATAGTATTCCTTATAATGATAATTTATGGTCTCCTTCATGGTCAGTTAATTTTTTAGATACTGCCACTATTATCCCAAATGTAGACCTTTTCACTGATTATTATTTTAAATGTAATAATTTTAAATTTAATAAATATATGAACAATGATATTGAATATTTATATACCAGGATTAAGTTTTTACAAAGAAAAGCACCTCTTTATTATGAAGAACATATAAAGAAAAATATTAATCGTTTAACCAAAATTATGTTTCACGTATTTCCATATAATTTAATATACGAGGATTATTTTAAATTATTACAAGATATAGAAGAAGTATATGTCCCTAGTATACTAAATTATATTAATATAGAAAAAATAAACCAAGATGTTTGGCTGTTAGCTATTTTACCAAAATATGTTACTGCTTATCTATTAGGGTTTCCTATAATTTCCAGCGATATCCCTAATGATAAAAATTTCTACCCTATTATGTCACAAATTATAGAAAAAGGATTGAAAAATTATCACCAGAAGATATATGAAAATAATAGAAATTTAATAGATATTAGACGAATGAATATAGAATGCGCTAATAATAAAGATAATGAAAAGATAATAGATTTAACCTATAATTCGGTAGAGAATTACAACTCCGACGATACTTTATTATTTTTTAACGAAGGTGTCTGTCATTTATTTACTTATCCAGAATTTAATGATTTGATTAGTAAAGAAAGAAATCCTTACAATAGAAATACTATGCCTTTATTTACTCATGTTTTATCAACTCTCAAACTAAAAAAGAAAATAAAAAGACACCTTAATTATCGTTTTTTAAAGGTAGATTTAAACGGTACTATGGAAGATAATTTTAATCTAATTAAACAAAAAATTCAGGAGAAACCAGAATATAGTTCCGATTACACCTATACTACTGCCTTTTTAAATCTATTTCTAAATTCAGGTATCTAAATTCCAAAATGATTTTTTTATAATTTTCATGTCACTATTAAAATGTCATCTTATAATAATATCTTGAAACTATTAAAGAATGATAAAATCAATACACCTGTATTTACGGTGCATAATTTCTCTACTAATAAGAAAAACAATGTAGATATTAATAATGTTATTAGTTTCTATAAGATGTATTGTGATGCACTTTATTGCAAAGATATGAGCAAATGGCAAAATAGTCCTGTTTTTACTTTAGGAGAAATTGCAGGAGATACTATTCCTGTTATCAGCGAATTTACTTTTAGTTTTGAAAATGCCAATAAAAACTATCCAGATGATAATTTTTATAGTCGTAAATTGATACACGGTATAATTAACTGTCACCAAGAAGTTATTAATGAACTTATTTTTGTTTCTGCCAGGCAAAATGAATACATCTGTCTCGTGATGGAGTCAGAGCCTTGGAGGGAACAAAATACACTCTATGTGCGACTTAAATTTCAATTCCCTTTTTGTCGAGTGGGTAAAAAATTTCTATTTTCTTTTTTCCGCCAAAAACTAATTACTAAATTAAGACAAGAAAAACTACAAAAACATTTCACAAATTCTACGCCCATAGGGGACTGGAATGAACATTTGCAGACAGGGAGGGAAATATATCCACTTTATGGGTCAACTTCAAATAATAAAAAACCACCTGCGCTTTTCACAGGTGTTTTTGGAGAATGCGAAGATGGTTCTTGCCGTGAATTGGCCATACAGAATACCTATTCTTTTCGTAACCATAGTTTCATTGTTAACGAGAATTGTATCATAGAAGAGATAGAAACTTTGTGTGAAGATGACGGGGAGAATGATTATGAATTATCTATTTTATTATTGCCTATGTTTATGAGTTTACATTTTTGTACTAGCGTTTCTAGACTTAAAGAACATTCCTTGGATATTAGGGATACTAGTGGTTCTTCATTGCCGTCTGAAAAAGAAGAAGATAATGAGAACGACCCAGACGAATTGGAAATAGCCTTGCAAATGTTAGATATAATTTCCGAACAACGATTTAGTAATGAAAATTATTTTTTAGATATAGGCAGGGCACTTTATCACACTACCAGAGGGGGAGAAGAAGGTCTTAAAATATGGTCTAGGTATGCAGAAGAAAAAAGTGACAATTTTGACAAAGAATATTGTCGTGCTAAATATGAAAATTTTGACGAAGATAAAATTACTGTTAAAACACTGGGGTGGTATGCTAGACAAGATGACGAAGATAAATATAAAATGTGGCACAATAGCTGGTGTGTGCCGAAATTAAAACAATGTATTAATGAAGGTTTTGCTCACGTACTGGTAGCCGAGGCATTTTATCGTGCTTTTTGGCTCGATTACATGTACAGCGGGAAGCAATGGGCGCGGTATGAAAAAAGCAGATTAGTTCTTTTTAAAGAAGATATTCCTATCAAGCGAGCTATTACTGATAATTTTATACCATTTTTTGATAGTTTGCGCACACAATTATCTTTGGAAAAATTACACCTTAATGGCCATGCTTCGCGGTCACAGTCCATCAAAGAAGCTTCTAATAATATAGAAAAAACCATGGCATCTATTAGCAAAGCTATATCCAAGCTATTAAATGAAGGATTTCGTGGTTTATTAGTTAAAAGTATAAAAGATTATTTTTGGAGAGAATCACTGGTAAAATCATTAGATAGTAGTCCCTATTTATTAGGTGTAAAAAACTGTGTTATTGAACTAACCGATAAAAAAGCCTTTATCAGACCAGGCAAGCCAGAAGATTATATTACCAAAAAAGTAGGCGTTTCTTATCGTTCTGATTATAATTTTAAACACCGGGATGTAAAAGATTTATTAGTTTATTTTAGTCAAGTTTTTCCTGAAACTACTCTGAATGAATATATGAAAAAGGACGTAGCTTCTATGCTATATGGTCGTAATGCAGAGAAATATTTCCGAGTATGGATAGGAGATACTAACGGGTCAAAGAGTGTTTTTCAAAAGATGTTACGTCAGATGATGGGTGATTATTATTGTGATTTGCCGCCTGAATTTTATTCTGCGCAGCAAAAGAGCGGCAGCGGGCCTAATCCTGAATTGGCACAAGCTAAAAACTCACGTCTGGCATGCTCTGCTGAACCTGATGAAAATATGGATTTTAAAGGAGCACGTATTAAGAGAATTACAGGCGGTGATAGTTTCTTTGCTAGAGGTTGCAATGAAGACGGAGGTAGTTTTGAGTGTAGTTTTAAAGCAGTTATGATACTTAATGTTGTCCCGCATGTGTCCGGGTTAGATGAAGCTACTCGTAAAAGATTTGCCATGATTCCTTTTGAAGGTAGATGGTTAAAACCAGATGAAAGTAAGAATATACCAGACGATATAAACGAACAAATAAAACTCAAAACCTATAAGATGGACGACCGTTTTGAAGAAAATATTCCTCGATTAGCTGCCGCTTTGTTGTGGTTGGCAGTAAATTATTACAAAAAATATCGCCAAGAAGGTTTAATTTTGCCTTCTTATGTAAACAAATGGATGAAATCATATTGGGACAGTCATGAGCCTTTATCTGCTTTCATTGCAGAAAATTTAGAAAATCCAAAGATTAATAAGAATTGTGTTCATTGTAAATTAGTAGTTGATAAAGACACATGTTCTAAATGCGAAGGTACAGGGGTAATAGAAGAAATAGATACCACCAGAGGAGTTACTATGACGGAAATTTATGTTGAATATAAACGCTGGTTTAAAGAAGTATATCCTGATACTCGTATCACTGACAAAGCCAAACTTAAAGAAAGATTATGTGCCAAGGATAAATTAGGGAAACAAAAAAGTCAAAAATGGTGGGGTATAACTTTCAGAAAACCGATGGCCACTATGTTAGAAAATAATACTTAATATTAAACTAATTAAAATGTTACTTCAATATGAAATTTATCTAAATGAAGAAAAAGTATATGAATGCGATGACAGAGAAAAAGCCCACGGGTATATAAGAAAAAATCATAATGATTTAATTCCTTTTTTGGAATACGAACCCCTGGGCGCTGGAAGTATAGAGTGTTGGACAAACGGTATGATGGACATCAAAATTGTGAGATTAAAAAAAGGAAAAATAGACATAAATAAATTATTAGAAAAACATAATCATATAGAAGAAAGAGAAAGAGAAATACCCAAGGAAGTAAATGTAGAGAAAGCAACTCCGCTTACACCCATGCGTACTCGTATTAAAAGCAATAATAGAATGGACAAAGCAGGTGAAGGAAAAAGAAAAAAAGATAAAGAAGGTAATCTATGGATTAGCAAGAAAAATAAAAAAGGAGAATACAAATGGACACGTTATTATGAAGAAAATTATGAGAATACCAACAGAAGAAAAAGTCCTAAACAACCTGCTAAAAATTTTGACGAAGGCACGGTTAAAAAAGGTTTGGATGGTAAATTTTGGATGGTAAGAATTTTAAGTAATGGGGCAAAAAAATGGTTTAGAAAATAATTTTTATATATAAAATGGGTAATTATTTTAGTGGAGAAGAGCATAAAGAAGAGCATACAGAAGAGCCTTCCCCCCAAAAAATGTCTCCCAAAAGAGGTCGTCCTGCAAAAAAGACTTCTCCCAAAAGAGGTCGTCCTGCAAAAAAGACTTCTCCCAAAAAAATGTCTCCCAAAAGAGGTCGTCCTGCAAAAAAGACTTCTCC